ATTTTATGGATAACACAAGTTTTAAGAGAATGGCTATTAGAAAAAATTTGCCAATGCCTATTTTTCACATTGGAAATATTATTTTACATGATTTACCATTCTTATATGTAAATATATATATACCTAAAAATGTTACATTTTATCATTCATTAGTAGGATGTTTAACTAATTTATTATGGTGTTATTGGGCAACATTTGGAACATTTGATATTAAGTATGTTTATGTATATATGAAAAAACAACAACAAGTTAAGTTATATATAATAAATATTAGTTCAATATTTTATGCTCCCTTATTTTATCATATTAATAAACATATAAGAAATAATTTTGTATATGTATGATATAATATTATTAAAAAAATAATATAAAGATTATTTTACAAGTTAAATTAATAGATTGTAGCAATCTATTCATTTTTTAAGCATTGGTGCCCGAGCGGTCTAAGGGGTGCGACTCAAGTTCGCATGGCGCAAGCCTCGTGGGTTCGAACCCCACCCAATGTAAATACAAACTTCTTTCATTTTATTTTTATAAAATATTTTTATGAAATATTATATAAAAAAAATTTATTTTATTTTATTTTATTTTTGATATAAATCAAGACAACTTAGAATTTATTTATAGTCATCGGCTCTAATACTTGTTTGACGCCTTAAACGCGGTGGTTCAAGATGAGAACTACGAGGAGTTGGTGGTGGTGTGGAAACATTATATGATTCTTCGCGTTCTACTTGTGTAAATGCGGTATTCATACTACTTTTTTGCCTATTTACAACATTTCCAACAGACCTATATGCTGACATACACTCATCTTGTGTTTCACTATAATTAATTGCATGAGTTGGTAAAATACCAATTCTTGATGCTTCTAAAATAGCATCTTGATTAGCACCTAGATAAATGAGTTCAATATTATATGATTCTTGCGCACTTGTAATAAGTTTTTTAAGAGACTTCGTATTAAATTTTTTACTGCAATTTTCACACCCATCTGTAGCAACATAAATTAAACACTTGTCGTAGCAAGTTGGATTATGAAGTTTTTTCTCCATAAAATATGTAAGAGTAAAACCAATAGCATCATATAATGCTGTTTGCCCTCGCGGAACAAATTGTCTTAGTTCAATTGGTCTAACTTGTGTAATATTTAATGATCTAATTAACAATTTTTCTTCATGGTCAAATAACTTAATAGATACATTTACACATTCATTGGGTTTTAAATCTTGCTTAATAATTTCAAGCGAAGAGTTTACTCCACCAATAGTATCTTCTTCCTTACCACACATAGAACCGGAACGGTCAATAATAGCAACAACCTCTTGAGTAAATAGCGCCATAATATATTAATATTACTGTTAATGTTAAAATAATTTTAAATCAATTTTTTTTGTTTTAATAGTTTTAATAAATAAAAATTAATTTGTTAAAAAAAAATTGATTATATATTTATTTTTATTGCTAATCAATATTTACTATAAAATGCTAAAGCAACAAATGTTAATTGAAAAAACTAATTATGAACCGCATCTTAATATTGAATTATTGACAGGAGCATTTATAGAAAATAAATTTAAAAACATATGTGCGCAAACTATTTGTGATGCTTATGCTAATGAATGTTTAATAATTGAATATTTAAAATATAGGATGGCATTAGAACCTCAAACATTTACTGATGTAACATTTACTATAGATTTACCATTTGTTCAAGATTATATTGAATATATAAAGAAAGTTAGCATAACTTGTGAAGACATTCCTGTAATAACTTATGTATATAATACTTTATTACGCGAACCAGGAGATAGGGAGTTATGGCCAGACGATAAAGCATCGTTAATTCTTGACAAAATACAATGCTTCTTTGATATTAATGAGGACAAATTAGCAAATGAATTAATAGAAGTAATAAGTGAAATTTATTATAATAATTTGTGGTAATGATAAAGCATAAAGCATAAAGCATAAATTGAATTGTTTAAAAAATTGATATTATAAATTTTAATATATTTTTTATTAAAAAATGATTAATAATTATTATGCTAACGATGTTTACAAACAATTATTGAAAAATAGTTGTAATTTTATTAATAAAAGTTGCTTAGATATTGGAACAAGAAATGGAGCAAATTGTGTAAACTTAGTAAAAGTTGGCGCATCAAGTGTATTAGGTATTGATATAGATTCTTCACATTTTCATGAAATGTGGGTTACTAAAAAAATTATACTTTTAAAACAAGATTTATTAACAATTGACAATTCTAATAAATTTGATGTAATTACATGCTTTTTATGGAATATGCCTTATTTACAATACAATAATGTAATGAATAAAATTAAAGAACTCTTAAATATAGATGGTTTAGTGTATATAGGTATTGCTGATGAAGTCTATAAATGCGACCTGCCAGGCCCAAAAAGTGTAAATATTCTTGAATTATTAAAAAAACATTTTAATAATACAAGAATTTTAGATAAAAAAAGTATTCAATGGATAATAGAAGCTAAAAATCCATTTTAATTAAATAAAACTATAACAATTTTTAGAGCAATAATAAAATTTACTTTGTTTTTTATAAAAATCGTCTTGTAGTTTATATTTTTTATTGCACACATGACACTTTATATTTGTTAAATTATTAACTAAATATATTATGTCATCATTTAAAAGTAATATTTTGAATTTATAATTTTTTAATTTTAAAAACATTACAAAAATAATAGTAATAATATATTTATATAATTTATATAATTTATATAATGTATTATCTTGTGAATTTTTCCTCTATTTTTTTTATAAATAGTTCCAAGTTTGTGCTTAACAATGTTAAATTTGAACATAATGCTTTTAATGTATTTCTTTTAGTTCCTGACTTTTTATCATATATTAAATAATATTTACTAGCATGTGTTTCATGTTTTCTAATACTAATATATTTGGGCAAAACTATTGGATTTTTTTTATTTTGTGAATTATTAACTTTTTCCTCGCCTTCTATAACTTGTTCTATTTCATTTTTTTTATTACATATTTCATATTCTTCTTCGATAATTAATAACATTTTTTTTATTTCTTCTAATTTTTCTAATATATTTATTTTATTTGATTTAGATGATACATATAATTTATTCTCTATATTGTGAGGATGTTTTTCTATTTTAAAATATTCTCTATAGCATTTATTTTTTTGGTCATAGCATTCTTTATAATAATTAACATAAATGGGTAAATCATATTGCTGTATATTTTCCGGCAATTTTATAGCGTTGTGCTTTCTTTCTCTCTTACTATCTTCTTTTTTTATCATTATATTTGATAAATCAGTCATTTATATTAAATTAATACATTAAAATACTACAGATTTTGTTAAATATAACCAGAAGAAAATTCCAACAAATGCTTTGGCAGTCAAATCTAACATGTTATATCCTATCATTTTAGTTGCTTCATTTAACTGATAAAATACACCATATAAAGACCATAATCCTATGTATAACCAAAATATTAATTTAGATTGATATGTTGCTTTTGAACATGTCATAAAAAGTTTCCATAGGGTGCCAAATGTAAAAAAAAAGAATATAAAACCTATAAAGTTTGCTAAATTTCTATTAAGCAAACCTATTTCTCCGCTATATCCAAAACCCAACATTAAAAAATTAAAAAATATGACTAATAAAAATGGTTTAATTCTAACTGGTATTTTATTTTCGTAACCTAATAACATGGAAAGCGCCAATAACATAAAAGGAGTGGTAATTACCCAATCCGAATAACGCATATTATTAATTTTTTCTAAAGGAAGATTATCAATAGAATCGTTATTATCATCTTTTATAGATTCGTCTTTTTTTGTTTTATCTATTTCGACAATAAATAATCCATAAAAATAACTAGCAATAATCGAAATACATGTTTCTAAATTCAAAATATGACGGACTTGTGGAATAGGACTTCGTAATGCTTCAATAAATGTAATTACTGATGTAGTAATTAAAAAAATATATGTAATATAAAAACTATTAACCACTAAGGATGTTTTCATAAGTTCTGCTTATATATTTTAAAATATATATTTATAAGCACCAAAGTTTTATTATTTTATAAAAAAAATAAAACTTTAATTGAAATTGAAATAAGCATGTTATTTAATTCGAGTAAGCAAGACCACCCATACCCGACATAATGCGGAGAACGTTGTAGTTCACAGCATAAACTCTTACTTTAGCAGTGCTTACACCGGATACAGTAGCATTAGATAAAACTAACTGTAAAGTAGCATTGTCAATTCGTGAGAAATTGCATGTGCCAGATGGCTGATGTTCTTCAGGTCTTAAAGCAAACGAGTAAACATTAATACCGGTGTCTGGCGCACGAGTGTGGTGCTGGAAAGGTTGAACTAAGTCAAAATATGTGCCTTCACGCTCGGAGAATCTGTCTTGACCATTTAATTGTAATTTGGCAACA